CAGAATCTTATTACCGCAAACCCAGTCCCAGAAGTGGGGCGTATTCGTGGTAAGGCAGAGACTGCAGCAAACGTAGACACAGCAGCAGAATTGGTAGCAATCCTCCAAGACGGAGTTCTTATTGACTATAACGCAACAGGAGCACCAGATGGCGGACAACTCTACACAATCAAAGACACAGCATCAGCAGACAGTTCAGGTCTTATGATTGTTGGTGGAAACACCGCTCTCTCAGAACTTGAAGTAACAGTTTCATCACTCGCTTACAGAACTGACACTGCTTAGTACCTTTAGTTCTTTATTAGTTCTTAATTACTATTCATCATTATGAATCCTACAGGTGGACATACATATGGTCTTTCACCAGATGCGTGCCAAACTGAAATTGACGGAGTAGCGTGGGAGACCTACCAGCGAATGCAACAGCCTGGTTATCTCTCAGCAAGTGACGGATGGTTCTTCAAGCAGTCTACAGACGATATGCTTGCTTACACTTGGGATGAAGATTCCAACGTAGGCGGCTTTGAGGAGACAGGCGAACAAGAAACACTCCAGAACTCAGATACTTTCATTGGCAACACAAAGACCAAAAAACAGCAGAAGTGGACAAAGCAAATTCCAGTATCAATGGAGGCTTTCCGAGCAGACGCTGTTGGAAAACGAGCACGAATCGGCTCTCAGATGGGAGACCGAGCACGACTCACGCAAGACAAGAAGGCTATCCTTAATACCTTTGGTGATGCGTTTGCTGGTTCAGTAAACACAACTCCAGACGGACAGCCCTGGGCTTCAAACTCACACGTAACTCTAAAGAATGTAAGCATTGACAACCTTGAAACAGGGGCACTCAACGCAGACAATCTTTGGACAGTTGTTCAGAGTCTTGCAAACCAGAAGGCACAAGACGGTGAAGCAGGTTCATACGTATTTGAGGGAATCCTCGTACCATTCAACCTATACAAGACCGCGAAAGAGGTTCTTGATTCACAACTTGTACCATTCTCAGGCGAGAACCAGATTAACTTCTTTGATACTGTATATGGCTCAGTCCGTATTGCAGCATCAATCTTCCTCGGTTCTACCTACAACACCGCAACCAACGCAGCAACTTCATACCACGTTCTTTCAGGACAGCATATGAACAACCGAAAGGTCTTTATGGGTCTTTCAACTGCACTTATCCCACCAGAAAACACCGCAAACGACTCTTGGGTATACCGAGGTCGCTTTATGGAATCTCACTTTATGGAGAGTTTCTCAGGATATGTTGGTTCAAACGGAACTGCATAGTTTATTCACTAACCAATCAGATATATGTTTGATTTCAAAACAATCGCGGCATCTGCAATCACAGCGTTAGTTGTGGTTGTGCTCGCGGGACTGGTTGGTGGAGACCAACTCGGTTCAGGAACACGTTTCCCAAATGGTATTAGTGCTGACACCACATCTCCTTCAGCAGGAGAGGTACGGGGCACTACTTTTACCGTAACAGGAGCGGCAACAGTTGGTGGAGCACTCGCAGTAACGGGGGCACTTACCAACCTTGCAACAACAGAGACACTAACTGCAAATGACACAATCACTGTTGGTCAGTCAGGAACAATCTTCCTTACTGCAACAGGAACTACAAGTGTTCTACCAGCAGCAACTGCTGGTGCTACGCTTAGATTTGTTATTGCAACATCTACCATCACTGACACCAACTTTATTGTTGATTCAGCAGAGGGAGATAACATTAACGGAACACTTATTGTGAACGATGCTCCAGTAGACTGTTTCGGAGAAGACCAGATTAACTTTGTAAACTCAGCAGAGTCGGCTACCGACTATGTTGAACTGCTTTCAGATGGTACCACTTGGTACATTGTCTCAAGCAACGGAGATTTGGCAGGTTCAATTACCTGTACAGACCCAAGTTAGTCACTTCACTCAGCCCCTTTACGGGGGTTGGGATGAGGTTGGGTTCACCTCATTATTAGTTAAAAGTTAATTATGACATCATCAAAATATTTCATCGGTGGTCTCTTAGTTCTTATGGCGATTGCTCTCGGATTCATCTTCGGGAATCTAACACAGATACCAAGTGCTCTCGGTGAAGCGTTTACTGGTTCAATCAGCCAAATTGACACAGCAACGACTACCACAGTTGGTCCAGATACTATCGTGACCATCTTTTCTAAAGGAACAGAGTGTGACGCACGAGTTGTGACCACATCGGATGCTGCTGTTCGTCTTGGATTTGGCACCGTAACTGGATTCACTGTATCAGCAACCGCAGGACACATTCAGGCAGCGTCTACTACAGTTGTATATGACAGTGGACTATATGGCTGTGGAAATGTGACCGCATATGGCTGGTCTTCAACGACACTTACTGTTTCAGAATTTTAATCACACATTATGTACACAATTAGCGAAGTTCAGAATAACCTCATCGGACTAGCCCACAGTGGCTCACTCGGTAAGGTTCGTAATGTGTACAATCTCTACGAACGTGCAGCAAACAATATGCTCTCCAAACTCAAGATAGTGGAGAGCATTAGAGAAGCATCTCTATCGGAAGCGGTGCACGACAAACTCTACACCTACGCAGTCCCATCAGATTTTGACTCTCTTATTGGTATCTATCCGTCAGGTACCAGAGAGTACACGGACAAGGTTGCCCGTATGTATGCGGAAGACTTTGACCTTCGCAAAGGAATTGATGACAAGAAAATAAGTATTGAGGGGAATGCGGGAAGCAAGATTTTCCGCATTAACTGGAAGATAAACACTCCTAAAATCCTCTCAAATATGGACACCTATGACGGAAATGGTACGTGGAGTGTGGTCGCAGGTGCTACGAATCTCGCTACAGATACCCAATACAAATATTCGGGGGGTGGTTCTGTAAAGTTTGACCTTGCCGCAACTGGAGATGGTATACAGAACACAACACTCTCGGCTGTAGACCTCACTACCGAGGATGAAGTAGCAGACCTTATTATTCCTATCTATCTCAAAAATGCTGCAGATGCAGCGAATCTTACCTCCGTGTCAGTTATTTGGGGCAATGACTTGACAACTAACTATTGGACTGGTGTAGCACAGACTGCACAATTTGACGGAAATGCGTTCCAATCAGGATGGAACCTGATAAAAATACCCTGGAGTACAGCGACAGAAACAGGAACGGTGGCTCCAGCAACGGTAGACTCGGTGAAAATTACCTTCACGATAGCAGGTGCAATCACACAAGTCCGAGTAGACAACATCCTTGTTTCTCTCGGCACAATCTTCAACGTAAAGTACTACTCAAAGTATATGTTCCAGACTTCCTCTGGAACTTGGACTAATCAGCCAACCACTGATACTGACCTAGTTATCTGTGATGCTGATTCAATTAACATCTTCCTCTATGAGTGCCTTGATGAGATTGCACATCAGGTGGAGGGAGAAGATAGCAACTTTGACCTCGCTCAGGCAGCGAAAAAACTATATGGTGACCCACGAGCAACTGACCCAGTTGGCAGGGTTGGACTATATGCTCAATATCGGGCGAAATACCCGAATCAGTCAAAGAAAGCAATTACCAGTTATGGTTTTAAGCCTAGATACCGCCACATATGAGAGAATACCAGTTAACAGACGAAGTGCTGGGATATGTAACTGCAGAAAATCCCACGAACACCGATGCACGAAATCTGGTGGCTGGTTCTCGTAATGTGCTTATTGACCAACAAAGAAAGGTAAAAACCCGACACGGATACTCATACTTTGGTGCTGTAAATGCAGCACTTACTCCAGTACGCAACGGAGCAACGTGGAACACATCTACAGGTACGGAGATTATGCTTCGTGCCTATGATGACACGTTAGAGTTTTACGATGAAAATACTTCAGCGTGGGCGAAGGTTGCGGATGGCTTTAGTACAACAGCAAAACCTAGATTTGCCACGTGGTTTGATGCTACAGAAAACATTGATGAACTTATCTTTGTGTGGGGTGACGCAAATATGTACGAATGGAGCGGTGCGGTGGCGGTTGTGGACTCACTTACTGCAACTACTGTGACAAAAACAGGAACCACCACATTTGCCCAAGAGCGATTCTATACTGCCGCAAACAAAACAGTTGTGTGCGTACGTACAGGAACGGAGTACACCTATACTGGTGGAGAAACAACTACAACACTAACGGGTATTGCTGATACAACGGGACTGGTTGCGGGGGATGTCCTTATTCAAAAGATAGTGACAAACACGAACAAACCAGCAGCAAGTCGTGTCAATAACTATATCTATAACTTTGAAAACCAAATCTGTATTGCCTCTGATACTGACGAATTGGTATATATCTCAAAAAATACTGACTACACAAACTTTTCATATTCAACACCACGAGTTCCAGGTGAAGGTGCCCTCCTTACCCTAGATGGTAAGGTGAATGGCTTTGGTACAATTAACGATAAACTCGTTGTCTTTGCTGGCAAGAGTTCTATATTCCAAGCAAACTATGTTGCTCTAACTGTGGGAAGTACCAAGACAGAGACTGTAGAGGTAAAAAAGTACTTTGTGGGTGTCAATCAGTCAGCC